ATTGCAGAGGAGCTAATAGGTCTTGTAAAGGAAGCTACTTGGGTAGACCACGCTCACCTTTTTCTTGGGTGCTCTAGTCCTTTATACGATGCTCAGCTAGATAATGATTGCTCTGACTTATACAAAAAGGTAGGAACAGAACTTATGTGGGCAAGTCATTATCATGGAAGATTCTGTTCACCTATCCAGAATTACATGCTCTTTGTCACAGATTCTAAAGACACTTTTTACACCCTAGTCCCAGGTAAGAAAATCCTTTACGCAGGTCCGCATGACTTTATGGGTGATTTAAATAATCGTAAGCCTCTTGGAGCATCTCAGCTCGGGTTTTGCCAGCTATCGGGTGGTAAAGATTCAATAGGTCAGTTCTTCGCTAACGTCAAGGTTAAGGATTGGGACATCATATTCGTCTCTGCAGGTCTTTATGCCAATATCATAGTAGGCAGGATTAAACAAGAGGGTGGTGTTGGTGTAAATATAGGTGACGCAATTACTTTTAACTTGGATGAAAGGTTGAAACAAGTTCTTGAACTTAACGAAGACGGGATATCCTATAGGGTAAAAGACCACTATCCAAACTATGGAAAGCGTCTTTACGAGAAATACTACATAGAAGTATGAAAAACCCTATCTATAGCCCTTATAAAGCGTGTCATCACCCTATGAGAATAGAACAGCTTAAAGCAGGAAAACTCATCGTCCCCACTCAAGCCCAGCTTGATATTACCAATGAGTGCAATCACTGCTGCCCTAATTGTATCTGTAGACTTTATAAGAAAACAGGCTTAAACGCTTTGTATGATAATTGTCAATCCATTCCAACAGGTAGGGTTATTAAAATACTGGATGAACTTAACGAGGCTGGTGTTGAAGCAATCGAATTTACAGGAGGTGGTGAGCCTCAAGCTCATCTAGACTTTTCAACTATCATTGAAGCTACCATTAATCGTGGATTAGAGTGGTCTCTTGTCACAAATGGAGCTCTTAGCAATCTTCCAAGAGACCTCAAGTTCTTCAAAAAAGCCTCGTGGATACGAGTATCCGTTGACGCTTCTTGTTCAAAGACTCACTCCATTATGCATGGCACTTCAACTAAGGACTTCGATAAAGTTCTAAACTTTGTAAGCACTCTTGCTAAAGAATGCCACGATGTTGTCATTGGTGTCTCTTTCCTTGTAAGTCCAGTCAACTATAAGGAAATCGTAGTAGCCACTCAAATGTTCAAGGACATGGGTTGTTCAAACATACGTTTCTCCGTAGTTTATAATCCGATTGGTATGGACATCTATAATGGCATTTGGGATGATATCGTCATTCTGATGAAGGAAGCTAAAAGACTGGAAACTACTAAATTCAAAGTCTTTGACCTTATTCATTCTACTTCAAACGATATGATTACCTTCAAGCGTGACTATTCTTTCTGTGGCTATCAGCATTTTACCACTATAATAGGTGCTGACCAAAATCTCTACCCATGTTGCACCTTGAGATATAACAAATACACATCTTTAGGTAGCCTTGAGGAACACAGCTTTAAGGAACTTTGGTTTGGCAAGAAGCGTAAGGAATGGCTCAAGAGCAACTACCTTGAAGGAATATGTTCAAATCATTCATGTTTGATGGATAGGAAGAACGAGTTTATCGAGTATTTGGTGCAAGAGAATCCACCGCACATCAATTACTTATAAGAAAGGAAGACAAATGGGCGTTACAAGAGAAGACCTTATTAGGAGTGGTAGATATCTTGAAATGACAGATGAGGAATGGGCTGTTGAATTGGAAGGTCGTCAAAGAGTCATCGGTGGGTATATGTCGAATGACGAATGGGCTGTAAAGATTAAGAAGCCAGTTCTCATTCTTCTAATCTCACATCCTGCAGCTAGAGGCTACCTCGCTGCGTCTATCCGAACTCATAAGGCTCTTGGATATTGGTTAGCTGTTGTCTATGACAATTTCATTGATTCAAAAGACCCAACTGAAAATGCATTTTACAATGAATTCATGCCTCCAAAGGATATGATGGTTGACATTGACACTTTTATCATGGGTCATTACCAATGGTGGGGTGGTGTCTCCTATCCATTCATGTGGGGTCTTCGTCTAGCAGCAGGATTCGCTCAGAACTTTGAATTCGTATATTGTATAAATGGTGATTGTATCATAGAAAATCCAGAAGGTTTCCCCAAGCTCCTTGAAGCTCTTGGTGATGGGGATATCATGTCAACAGGTCCCACTCTTGAAAGGGAAATAGGAACAGCAGGTCTCCTTATGCGTTCTTCGGCTTTCTTCAAGATAGCCAAGCATATGACCGACCATGTCATTCCCTTTGAGGAATATGAAAAGTCAACTCAGGAGTTTGGCAACACGGAGGGTAGACTAGCAGTTGCAGTTCGTGAACTTGGTTTGAAGATTACACCCTGTGAACCTGCTAAAACAGAGCAGATGCATGAACCTGGTCATGGCTTTTGGGCTCAAACTCTTGGCTTCCGTCACATTCATGGTGAGCTTAATCGTGCTTATCGCTACAAAGGCATTCCACCTCCTACGAAATACCTTGATGCCAGATATATCTCTGAAAACGATATGCGTGCTATCAAAGGATATGAAGAAACAAAAGACATGAAAATCCTCGAAGATTGGTGGGCAAAAGACTAAGGAGTGATTATGGCAGAACTACTTGTAAAAGCTCAAGAACCTTGGAACAATGATTTACCAAACGCTCCCTCTGAGCGTTCCCGTTTGGGCGATATTATCGTCGTCCGTCCTGATAGTCATGTATGGGGGAATGAGGAATGTCTGCCAAGATTTATCGTGGTCAAGATTACCAATATGACCTATGACGATGCCAAGCATTTAGAGGAAAGTTTAATGGTTGATGACGGGTTAGACGAGCATGGAATTATGAAAAGGAAGATGGCTAAAGTCCGAAAGTGGCAGGTTCCCCAAGCGTATATGCTCGATGCTATCCATGATGGGAATAGTGTTGTTACGATTACATTAACGGCACAGCAACAGGCGTTTATCCAGAACTTAATCGAAAAGACGAGTTAGATATGGCTACCCAACTCAAGAAAACAGTAATGCCCTCTGGTGGTGACTACACCTCGTTAGAAGCGTGTATGAACGCCAACGAACAAAACCTTGTCACCGCCGATAAATATTTTGATGTTGAGATAGACGGAACATGGTCTAGTGCGGATACCTCTGCGGTGACGGTTCACAATTATACAACAGATGCAACTCGCTACATCAACATCTACACGACATCAACGGCGAGGCATAAGGGAACAATTGCGAGTGGATATAAATTAAATGCAGGTAGTGGGTTTACAAGGATAGCAATATATTGTACTTCTGCCAATGTTACCCTTAATGGTTTAATCGTTACCGTGGCTGGAGAAGAAAGCAAAGGGATTCAAATCAATGATGCGGCTGGTCTTACTTATGTGAAAAATAATATCGTATATAGGACAGACACATATAGACCACATTCTCTTATATCAATAGGAAATGGATGCGACACAGGAACTGTATATGTTTTTAATAACATCGTTTATTCAACGGGAACAATGTCTCCGTCAGGTTGGGGAAGAGGTATCTCACATGATTGGGATAGTGCCAGCACTTCTTATATTTACAACAATACAGTTTATGGAAACGAATATAGTGGTATTGAAGAGAACAACCAATCAACATCATATTGGAAGAATAATCTTTCTTATCAAAACGGAGTAGATTTTTCCGGGACACCAGCAGGAACGGCGTTGAATAATTTCTCTAAAGACGACACGGCTCCAGGAACAGGAGCTATTCATGGGACTACGGATGGGAAAACTCCCGATTTTGTAAATACGGCATCTGATTTTCACCTTCAAAGCACATCAGATGCCATAGATGCTGGAACTTCGTCCGTAGATAGTCTATTCACCGACGATATTGACGGCGTTACCCGTACAGGCACTTGGGACATCGGTGCGGATGAGTATACTTTAGATTATCCAAAATATACTCGTCAAGATATTGCTGCTCTTCCTGCTGGTGATACCGACTTATCTGGTGCTTTCTCAGCTCAAGATTATATCGATG